CAACACCCTGACCAATTTGTTCCCGACCATTTACGCCGCGAAGGACACCATCCTGCGCGAGCTGACCGGGTTTATCCCGGCTGTGACATTGGATGCCTCCGGTGAAATGGCAGCCAAAGACCAGACCATCCGTTTTCCTGTTGTGCCTGTTTTATCCGCTGGTGATGTTGCCGCGGCCGCGACCGGACCTGACCCCACAGCAACCACCCAGGGCAGCGAGACCATGAGCATCAGCAAAAGCCGCTCAGCCACGTTCTTCTGGGAGGCTGAAGAAGTTAAGGGTCTTGGCTCCGCAACCTTCAACACCATTTTGACCAACCAATTCGCGCAGGCAATGCGCACCCTGGTGAATGAAGTTGAAGCCGACCTGGCCGCGCTGTATGTTTCCGCATCCCGCGCCTATGGCACCGGGGGCACCACCCCGTTTGACTCAACAAACAAGCTGAGCTTCATGGCTCAGTTGTACAAGATCCTCGCCGACAACGGCGCCCCGATGGGTGATCTGCAATTGGTGCTCAACACCACAGCAGGTGCAGCGCTACGCAGCCTGACCGAAATGTGGCAGGCTAATACCTCTGGCGGAGCTGAACTTATTCGCCGCGGCATTCTGCTTGATTTGATGGGCTTTTCCATGCGCGAATCGGCACAAGTAAAAAACCACACCAAAGGCACTGGCGCGAATTACCCGGTTGATTTAACAGCCGGTTATGCTGCTGGCTCCACTACCGTGCATATCGATACAGGCACGGGCACTGTTCTCGCTGGTGATGTGATCGCAAACACCAAGACCAGCCGTGACACCAATAAATACATCGTCAAGACCGGATTTGCCGGTGATGGCGATGGCGATATCGTGCTGGCCAACCCCGGCATCAAGGTCGCATGGGTCAATAATGATCCGGTTGCGATCGGTAACAGCTACGCTGCCAACCTCGCGTTCAGCCGCCAAGCCATCAACCTGGTCATGCGCGTGCCCGCGATGCCTGAAGGCGGTGTCTCTGCCTCAGACGTGATGGTTGTGACCGATGAAGCCACCGGCATTTCTTTCCAGGTGGCCGAATATCGCCAACGCCGCCGAATCGCCTATGAAGTTTCCCTGGCGTGGGGCGTGAAGGCTGTCAAGCCCGAAGCCATTGCGATCCTGCTTGGTTAGTTGTAGGAATTTCTGAAGTAAATCCTTCAGTTTCCTTCTGGCAGGGGTGCCCCCTTCCCACCCCTGCCAGATCTTAGAGGTGCAGCATGAGTATTACAAGACGCCAAAATAGCGGTGATGTTTTTCAACTTGACAGCGGATCTGAACTGAATGTTGAGGCTGGCGCAACTATTCGAGTTTCTGGAGTCGTTGAGGTGGTCAATTCCGGCAAGATCCTGCTGACCAATACCTGCTGGGATGACTTGAGGTTTCCGGCGTCAGGCATCAACCCGCCCGGACCTGAAAACGCGCCAACACGGGATGAGACCGATGGACGTTTGCATTTTTCAGCATCTGCGACCAACATCCTGGCCATACAGGCACAAATGAGGAGTATTCAAATTGACCTTATACGCGCAAATCTTTTGCACGGTGAATGATCTGATCGCCGACGCGCAGGCGCCGGGCGTGGATGATGCGCGCATGTACCAGGCAATAAGGGAAGCGTCTGACTATGTGCAAAAGGAAATCGGCTGGTTTGTGCCGGTGACTTTGACGCGCGCATTCAACGGGCACTATAAGCCTTTCCTGTTCGTTCCGCCATTGCTGGCCATTGATAGTATCTACAACGACGAAACATTGCTGAGCTCTGCAAATTACATCTTGAAACCTGATGACGGGTTCTGGCCATACGGTCCGTACGGCCAGTTGATCGTTGATCCGGATGCGCCCGCGATCGGGTATTTTATCTGTGAGGATGATGCAGTAAGAATTACCGGTCGGTGGGGCAAGTATGAGCGCAGCGCTGCGATTGGCGCAACTGTGGCAGATACCACCAGCCAGAGTGATAGCCAAACTACTTTAAAGGTGAGCGATGGCAGCCGTGTGAGCGCGGGCATGGTGCTGTTGATCGGTTCTGAACAGGAACTGGTGACAGGGTTCGGGAGTCCAACGGCAAGCGTGACATTGTTGAATGGCGCAATTACGGCCACGGATGAGGTATTGACCGTGGACAACGGCGCGCTGGTGAATGTAGGTGAGATCATCCGGATTGGATTTGAACAGATACTGATCAAGGACAAGAATACCCACCAGTGTGCTGTGATACGCGGCTGGAATGGCACCTCGAGAGTCGCGCACGCTGATGACTCTGCAGTGGATGTGTACCGAACCGTGAACGTTGAGCGCGGCATGAATGGAACGACGGCCGCGGCTCATTTGAACGGTGTTTCGATCTCGCGTTATTTTGCGCCGGATGACATTCAATTTTTGACCAAAGAAATCGCCACGTTGATCGTCAACAAAGCCAAGTCAGGATACCAGGGCAGAACGGGCAATCAGGAAATGGGCGTTGTGTTTTACCACGACGCATTTCCACGGCAGGATATTGAGCGTTTGAAAACTGCATATTTCATTCCGAAGGCGAGGACGTAATAATGGCTATTCGGATCGATATGTCTTCGAACGATATAGACCGGCAGATCGAACTGCTGAAGTTTTACCCTGAAATCGTTGAGAAGCATTTCAAAACCGCTCTGAAGCGGTCGGTAAAACTGGCAGAGGCGCAAATACGGCCGGACATACCCGTATTGACAGGCACGGCAAGAAACACTTTCAAGAGCCGCGTGACCGGCAAAGGTATCAATTTACAGGGTCAGATCGGCTGGTGGGGCAAGAGTCCCGCGTGGTACATCAATATTGTGGAGTATGGAGCCAAAGCGCACAGGATCGAAGCCAGGGATGGCGGTTTTCTTGGATTTGGCAGCACGGTTGTGAAGTCTGTCAATCACCCGGGATTTTCAAAGCGCGGATTTATGGCGGCTGGATTTTCCGCGGTGCAACCGATCATTGACGCGGATATGGCGCTGGCCAGTGAGCGCGTGGTGAATGAAATGGCGGTGAAATGATCGAGAATTGGATTGACGCTGTGTGTGATGTTTGGGCGGGGATCGATACGCCGCTGGGTAAAGTCCGCGCGCCGTATTTGGTACGAAAAGCGGAGTTCCCATCTGCGATCAGCCCAAAGGATGATTTCCCGCTGGCGCTGACGATACCGGGCAGTGTCGATCTGGTGTACAGCGCGGGCGGGCCGATCGAGGGATTTTATACAGGCGTGACGGAGTTCCACCTGACGCCGGACCTTAACAAAGCGCACCTGCCCGCGTTATTGCCCTGGTATGGAAAAATCTGGAGTGCCGCGGCCAAGAGCATGAAATTAGGCGGTCTGGTGCATTCATTCATGCTGGTGGACAGCAGCAGTATTGTGGGTCCACTGGCGCTGCAATATGGCGATGAGTCGCAGCACTGGGGATTTACGGTCAATTGGATCGTGAAAGACACAACCAATACGGGTATTGTGCCCGGTGATACATCGGTGACATGGTGAGGTGAGTTATGAAAACTTATAAATATATTGGTGATGGCGCTGGTGTGCCCGGATTGCCACATGAGATCACAGACGAGGCCGCGAAGGCATTGGGCGTTACAGAAATATTGGATGGGGCGATTAAGAATGGGAGTTATGTGGAGGGTGATATGCCCAAACACTCACCCCGGCCCTCACCCCTGACCCCTCTCCCGGGGGGCGAGGGGAAGATTAAATTGAAAAAAGGAGTAAACAATGGGTAGTCGATTTTTCTCAAAGGTTCAGTACGGCAAGGAAACCACACGGGGAACCGCGGTGGCGGCTACCAAGTTGTTACTTGGTAAAGTGCCCGCAATTAACAGCGACCGCAAGCCGGAGTTCCCGGTGGAGGATGCAGGGATTCGCGCGGATGCAGTGCGGAGTGTGATCCATCAGTATTTGTATGCCAACACGTTGAGCACAGAGCATGGATATTTTCAGCAGCTGCCCGCGTTGTTTGGGTGCGGGTTAAAGGGCAACGTGACCGCGGCCGCTGTAACAGACGGCGGGTCGGATTATCTTTGGGCATTCACGCCCAGCCTGACGGCTGCCAACGCGCCGGATTCGCTGACCATCGAACTGGGTGATGATGTGCAGGCGTTTGAGACGGAATACTGCATGTTTGAGCGCATCCGCATATCAGGGAATGTGACACAGGGCATGGAGTCGTCCCCAGTGACGGTTGAGGCTGATTTTTTCGGCCGCCAACTGTCTCCGACCACGTTCACAGGTTCGATCGCATTACCGAGCGCGGAACCGATCAACGGCAAACTGAGCAGGTTCTATTTGGACACTGCCTGGGCGGGGATCGGCGGAACTGAAAAAACCAACATCCTGCGCGGGTTCGATATTGAGATCCTGACGGGATTGCACCCGGTATTTACCGGATCAGGTAATAAATATTTCAACACGCACGCTGAAGGTCTAATCATGGCGACCGCAAACTTTACCTTTGAAGGTAACAGCGACGCAGATGCCATTTTTGACGTGCACCAGGCTGGATCGTTCGCGGCTGCGCGCCTGCAGATCAACGGCGCGGCAATTGGTACTGGTACAGCTCACAGCCTCAAAATTGATATTGGCGGCGCGTGGGAGTCTGTCAGCCCGTTATCGAGCGAAGACCGCGGAGATAATCTACATACGGCCACTCTGCGCGGGTACTACGATGCCACCGGCGCCAAACTGCTGGATGTGGCGGTTGTTACAAACGTAAACGCGTACTAGACCACCCCCACCCTGCCATCCCCCAAATGAGTACATTTAGGGGATGGTAAGAGGATAGAAGGATAATGATGAAGATCAACATACCGACTGTGATCGTGCAGGTGCCGATGGAGGATTATGCGGCTGAGCTGGCTGGAAATGCGCTGAATGTGTGGGTGAACCCGCCGCTCAGCGTGTTGAATGAGCACCTGAAGCTGGTGACTGACAAGGCAGACCCAACGGCAGGACAGTCGATACTGGCATGGTATGCGCGGATCTGGTCACAGGGCGCGCTGGACAGCCAGTGGACCGTGGATGAACTGCGAGAGCTGGAGCAAAAAGACCCTGCGCTTTTGGGCTGGATGATCTCCGCGACGTGGGAGGCACGGCAGGCGCATGTTGACCGCAAAAAAAAAATATAGACGAGGCACTGGACGCGCTGGCTAAAACCGGCGTGACCAACCATCCGTTATTAGTGGATGTGTCGCGAACACGCAAAATCAATGTGGTGTGCGGGTTCGGGGCATTGGCTCCATGGGATCTTGACCAACTGGATGAGGCGACGATCGAGGAGTATGACGCGCTGTATGAATACGAGAGGCGCAAAAAAGAAAGTGATGCAGTGATGCGCAAGAACGATCAGTATTTGGCGGCACGCCGGGCGTCTCATCCGAGTTATAGGAAATATTAAATGGCAAAATCAGTGCTCGACATCATAATACGGACGCTGAAAGAAGGGGACGCAAACAAGCAGACCAT